TTCCTTTTTTACACAGTTGTTGTAGGTTTTACCAAACATTTTTTTGGTGCCCTTCTTTTCATAACCTTTCCAACATTTCTGTCCTTCAGTCTGAAGTTCTTCATTCTTTGGGCGACAATCATTGACCATCTTACCACCCTTCATCTTCATACCAACTTTCTTGTGGGTATCCCAACACTTTTGTGCTTTCTCTTGGAATTCAGAGAAAGATACATTACCTTCAAACTCTTCTTTCTTGGATTTATTACCCCAATTTTTTGCACCCTTTTTACGACACTTAACCAAAGCACCAGATGCATATGCAGAAGGCCAAACATCATAACGTGATTTTACTTTATGATAACAAGCATCTTTCTTTTCCAACATTGTTTCTTCTTGAGTCACGTTTGTTGCCCTCCCTTTTTTATTTGGATTTGGATCTTCTGCTCTTTTCTTAGCAGCACGTTTGTTTCTTTCGTCTTTACTCATTGATGCACGGTCATCTGCATCACGACAATATGGTTTTGTTTTCTGTCCTGGTTGTTTTGCACATGGTTTCCCATCATACTTACCACCAGTTTGCTTCCAACCACCGCCTTTAAACCAATCTTTAAGGGAGTATCCTTTGTCCTTAGAAGATTTACCGTCTCTTTTTTCATTAATCATTTTATTCTCCTCCTCCGCCATCTCCACCACCATCTCCGCCGTCACCAGTAATACCAGATTCTTCTGCAGCAGCTGCTTTTTCACTGTCACTTACATCGTTGACAGTATATTTATCCCACATGGATCCACCGTATCCACATGTCCCACGTTTTTCACGTTTTTCGCAGAGACGGCAATATTTTTCTTTCCCTCCATCAGAACACTTACTTTCAACCCAAAGATCAAAGTCAGTCTGAACTAAATTTTGTACTCTGCCCCAAGTGCTAAGTTCCATTAATTTTGTTTTTTCTTTTATTTATCAGATGACTGTTGTTTAAGCATCTTTTGCAGTTCTGATGTAGATCCGAAGAATACTGCATTGTTTACAGTGGAGGGGCCTTTTTGAACTTTCTCTTCTTCGATGTCTTTAAGTTTTTTCTGATTATCTAATAATTTCTCTGTGATGTCAGCAACGTTTTTAATGAGGTTGCCTGCGACTTCATACGCTCTTGGGTGATCGCTACTTTGCGCGACTTCCAAAGCGCCCTGAATCGCTTCCTGACCCTTCTCAACTAGATTATAAAGTTGGGCTCGACTATACTCATAGTCATCTACCACATCTGTCTCTTTTGACTTCTTAACTAGTACTTCTTTTTTTTGTACTCCAGGAACGATTTCAGCTTCTACATTAAATGCTTCGTTCAATTTATCAAATGGATCAGACATGATCAGAAACTAGTATAGGATTCATTGAAACCAAAATCATCATCTGGTTCAATTAAGACATGATCTGCATCATTAATAACTGAGAACTTATGATCTCCACCAGTACCTTGTGCTGTGATGTCAATTGCAAATCCTTGTCTTGCATAAGACTTAGATTTAGCAACTCTAAAGTTATCATTATCAATCTTGATAATAAAATAATTTTCTTTGTCAGTCAAACCACCAGCAGGTTGACCAGATGAGTCTGAGTTGTAAGTAACTTTGTCATTAGTGACAAATCCATGATTACTAAGAGTAATAGTGTTACTTGAAACATTAAATGCACTGAATGGAATTGATGTACCATCCTGATTTAAATCTACCTTTGCAGCAGGTGTTGCACTGTATCTGACATATCTCGATCCAGTTTCTAGAGCGGCACTGATATCGACGTTGACCTTTCTGATAACGTCTGAAGTTGAAACAGGACCGTATAGATATGATTTAGCAGTAAATTGAAGTGTGTGGATAAGAGTTCTTCTTGTTAAGAAATCTGATTCATAATCATCTTGAATACCGACACTGTTCAAAACAATTGGAATATCTTTTTTCTCGCTCATCTTTGAGATGAGATTGATTGTAATATTAAATACTGGTTGAAAATATGGTAAAATTTGTTCTAGAATCTCTACAGAATCTTCATTATTTTTACTAAGAATATTTAATTCAAACTCCATGTTATATGGTACTGGAGAATATGTTTGATAAGACTTTTTAGTATCTCCGTCTTTCGCTGTTCTACACAACTGAACAGGTCCTAATTTCCTACTAGGATCATATTGAATACCTTTCATTTCAAAAGACATTCTTGGCAAAGTAATTTGCGTTTCTGCACGACCATCGAGTTCTGGTTCTGCTTCAATACGAGCAAGAAATTTTTCTCTAGGTCCATAATTAAGAGGAACTTTGAGAGTTTGGACTACTTGTCCTGCACTATCAGTTCTCTGCAATTCAACATTATTGAACAGAGTACCAAAACCAATAATGGTTTTTCTGATAATTTCGTGATAAAAATGTGTACCTAACATTAGAAGCTACCTGGTTGATTTCCAAATTCACCGAATGGATTACTTTCTGTCCAATCAACAATACCGTCTGCTTGAGTCTCGAAGTATGTATTTTCTGAAACGGAAGAATTTTCAATTTCTATGGAACTAAAGCTATCTATGACAGTTTCAGCCCCAGTAGTTTCGCCAATTAAAGTATCAGCATCTGAGAAGTTACCTACAATATCAATTAATTCCAATTCTTTATTCGTAACATCGTATCTTGCAACCTTACCTTTTGGTTCACTTGGAGAAGGTTCAATGATAATTCTAGGTGCAGTAGTATAACCAACACCAGCAGTTTGAATATTTACGGCACTCACTGTCCCATTTGTAATAGTAGTTGTAGCAACTGCTTGCGTTTTAGTTGGTTCTGCAATAGTAACAGTTGGAACGCTAGAATAACCAGAACCACCATCATCAATGGTAATAGAAGAAACAACACCATTAGTAAGAACTGCCGTTCCAGTTGCAGTTGTTCCAGAGTCTGGTGCAGAAAAAGTAATACTAGGAACTGAACTATATGCTGTACCACCATCACTAACTGTTACAGATGATACAGCATCAGAAGTTAGAACTGCCGTTCCTGATGCTTGTGTTGCATCAGGTTTTCCAATTTTAACTAGAGGTGTGGTAACATAACCAGTTCCAGCTTTTCTAATTGTGAATGAATTTTCTACAGCAAACCCAGAAGTTACGCCATTACTAATCACATCAGCAGTAAATTTAGTACCATGTACATTTTCGCCGAATTTAAATGTACCACCAGAAGTCAGAATTGCTTCTGCAGTTGCATTAGTTCCAGTTCCTGTAATTGTTACTGTTGGAGCAGTTGTAGTATAACCACTACCAGGATTTGAAATTAAAATATCACTTACTGTATCACCTGTAATAGTTGATGCGACAGTAGTTGGTTTAATAGCACCAGTAACATCACCGATAGTTACTACAGTATTTCCACCATAACCAGTTCCACCGTTAGTAACATTAATGTACTTAATACCACGAACCCAATTATGAACAATTGAGTATGCAGTTTCTGCAGCAATCTTATCAATCTCGTCAACACCAGTCTCAAGTCTCTCATCGGCAAACTCCATGAGTTCACATGTAATATTGTAAGTAGGAACATCACCTAAAGGTCTCAGAGGTGTTTCATTCTCTACAAATTTAATTTGAAATAATTGTTGTGTAAGTGGGAAGTAAATTGCATCACCTTCATTTGGTCTTTCAGAACTAACCAAATTATTGGATCTTGATTGTACTAAGTCTTCCCATCTACGTCTAGAAACTACAAAGGTTGCTTCTTCAGAAATTCTTACGCCGAACTTACTAAGAAGAGTTCCGTCACCCTGAAACCCATCATAGTTTTGTAAATACATTTCAATGAGATAGTTCTCATCAAACCTAGAAAGAACGTCTTCTCTAAAAAGTCTATCTGTTGTTACCATCTCTCTAGGCAGGTAGTAAACATCCTGTCCATAGATCTGCATCGATTCGATGATTAGATCTTCATAGAGTAGTTGTTCCGATCTTGTTCCTTGGGAGAAATATACGTTCTTAGCCATATCATCCTACAAAGTCTAAAGGTGGTAATTCATATGTAGTAGTCATTTTATCCTCTATCGCTTGTAGTTCACCAACAGCATCATCATATAGTTGTCTACCATTAAACTCTACACCCCCAGGCATTTTAATTCCTTGGAATTTAATTAAATTTTGTCCCCATTGTCTCTTTATAAGAGATGTGAGATATCTTTTAACAAAAATCTCATTATAGAGTTTAGTAAATGCATCGGGATCTAATGCTCTATAACAATCAATAATAACATAATCACCTGCGTCCGAAAGATCCCAATCAATATCTAAATACAATCTATTTTGTACTTTATTATATCTGATATCTTTATTACCCTCAATTAAGAAATCTAATGTTTCAAGATATTGCATTGTGATTTCCATATTAAGGATATCATATGCATAGAAATTATAAAAATCATTTAGGAAGAATTGATATCTAAAGCCAAACATGTTATTGACCATTGAGTTAGAGATCTTTTTGATCCCCTCAACGCCAAGAACATGATCAGGTAGAGTTAAATATCCTCTACCTTCTTCAAAGTTAAGAGTTCTAGTTGTGCCCGTCACCCCAGCATTTGTATCTGTTGATGTTGACGGTGCATTTCTACCAGATCCTCCCTTACCGCCGTTTAAAACATCATCTTCAGTTAATTTGTACTTAAGGTACATTCTTTCAGCACCATTATAAGCCCTCTCAGTAAACAACTGGAGAGTATCATCGATGAGATCTTCAACTTGATCATCGTCAACATTGATCTCAATGACAGGTTTACCCAGCTGCCTCAAGCAGTATTCTTTTAATGTTGATCTACTACTTGGTTTTGCCATTATTCTTCCGTGGTGTAAGAATCTTTTTCAGATGTTTCAGGTTTAGGTTGCAAATCTTGTAAGAGTTTATTTAGATACATGATCTTAGACTCGAACATTAGATTTTGTTGTGTGAGTTGATTAATTTTGGCACTCATGACTTGCATGAGTGCATTCGCTTCATCAGGATTCATAATTACTCCAGTTTATCAGTATGTGCCACCGTCGAATGTGGTTGTCCAGGTTGGAACACCTGAAGCGGTGACAGTTAGGATTTGGTTAGATGTGTCAGCATCAGCACTACCAGCGGCAACAGTCCTCGTCAATCTCTTATATTGATCGAAGAATGCAACACCATTCAGAATACCGTCATCAAGTTTGACGGTCTTGAACCATGCAGAACCTCTAGTTCCACTAAAAACATTTGCGTTATTAGTAGAATCTGGAACGTACTTGAAATACTTTTCCCCTTCTGTAGTTGTGGTTTCGTCATAACCGAAGAAACCTAGTTTGGAATCAGTGCCGTCCAGATACTTGAACTGAATACCACGGTCCATGTTATCATCAGATGCTTGACTGATAGTCAGTTTTGCTTCTGCATCAATTCCAGCGGTAATCGTATTGGAAAGTGTAATCGTAGTGGTGTTGAATACCTTAGTATTTACTTTGGTAATCGCTGCAAGTTGTGCAGCAGTTGGGGTTCCACTACCTACATTAGATAATGAATTACCATTATAGAAGTCATCACCACGAGTAGAGATGTTGGAAGCAAGATCTAATGTTACTTCAGATGCAGTTTGAGAAACGAAAGTACCGATTTCAGCGAAAGAAGCACCATCATAGAAGTACAGAGTTGCACCAGAAGAAGGAGCAGAACTGAAGTTCTGGGAAACATTGAACGAAATTCTAACATTAGAAATCGTTGTACTGTTTGGAATTGATGTTCCAGTAACTGCCGCACCCTCTACAATAGAAGATGGATTGTCGATAACAAGATCAGAAGCACCAGAAGATGCTGCACTCATCACAGTTTTTTCGGATACAGTATCACCAATAGTGAAGACTGGATCATTAACTGACATCTCAGTCGAGTTAACAGTTGTAGTAGTACCAGCAACTTG